ACTGTTTTAGATTACGGAAAGTTCAATATAGTAGTAGATGCAGTATCATTACCATATCTAGAAGGTTCTACTTTAGATTGGGTTGTTGACGGAATCAACGAGTATTTTAAGATAATAAACCCTAAAGAAGTATCGTCATGTGGGTGTGGCGTGTCAGTTCAGTTCTGAAAAACTTAGTTCGTATATATACTATAGACTAGAGACTTATCCGGGGGGTTCTGTATACCTACTTTAAGAAATCTTTTAAATCTGAATCAACGTTTACTGCACGTCTCTTTCTTGTCTTCTTTTTCTCTTCTGTAACAATATCTTTCCAATATAAATCGTTTGCTCTAACACCATCGATTCTTGAACGTAGATTGTCTATAAATGCAGTAGATTCGTCTGGATTAATATCACCATCTTGTGTGTCAACTAAATCATCTATACCAACATTGGCGATGTATTTTAATTTAATGTCTTGTTGTTTCTTTTCTTTTTCGATTCTACGTAAGAATGCATACCAAGATATCTGAGTAAAATATGCAAATGCATTTGGTGTACCAGTTCTTGTTGCAGTTTTAATATCATAGTTTTTAATTGCTTTTAAACAATTTTCTACGGCGTCCATGACCATTTCTTCACGATACGTATATCTTATAAAGTTTGATTTATGTGACAACCCTTCTGCTATTTTTAAAAAACATTCTGCAATGTAGTCAGGTACGATTGGCACTTTTTTTGATTTCTGTTTTTTTGCCTTCTCTGCTTTCTCACAATAATCTACTACTGCTAACGAAAACTCTTTGTTGTTTACGTAATGTGGTTTTTCACTCGCTTTTGTCATTTTCATTTCTCCATATTATACTCTATGTTACATATTTAGTCAATCTTTAAATTAATGGTTGACAATTTATGTTTTGTGTGGTATAATCTTTAAAGTTCGCCGGGGCGCTGAATACTCAATGAATTGTATCTGAATCATCACCATCTTTTTTAGGAAATAATTCAACTACATTATCTTCATATTCTTCTTTCGGTATACTTTCTTTTATATTATCTAATAAATCTCCAATCAATTCTGATACAGGTTTATCTTTTGCTTTCTCATAGAAACTTTTCATTTTTTCAAATGTTTCTTTCTGTCTTTGATTATGAAGTTCTTGCATATCTAGAATAGCATCTTCCCACTGTATTACTAAATAATCTGGAGGTGTTGCCATACCGACAATATGATTTCTATCTAACGTCATAACATCTGAAATGTTTTCTTGATATACCATCCATGGGCGTAGTGAATAAAAAGGTATACCAGTTGTTGTTTTAGTGTAAACTAATTTGGCCGCTTTACGAATTATTATTTCGTCTTCAAACCCTTCTTCATCATGCCATTCTACCACTTCGCACAAGAGTTCTTCTCCTGTGTCTAACTTAAAATGTTTTACTTCCATAATACTATTTATCACCTTTTAAATTGATAGGAATAATTTTATATGGAAATTGCTCTTTCGCATATATCTTTATTCTTTCTCCACTATGTCTCAATGTAAAGTTTTTATGTGACTTCACATGCATATCGTCTGCTATATCATACAAAGTTGTATTACTGCCATCATCTGATTGTCGCAAACCACGACCAATCGACTGTAATACTTTTATCTGACTCTTGCTAGGCGATGCAAAAACAATGTTGTGGAGATTCTTTATATTAATACCTGTACTAAATGTACCTAATGATGCAACAATAATCGCATTCTTTTGTGTTTCAACTATACCTCTTATTTGTTCTCTGTCTTTTGCATCTACTTCACCAGATACGTAAAAAACTTTTCGGTCTTTGTCTGCATCTTTCTTTATTATTTCGAAAAGTTCTTTACCATGCTTTTCGACAAACTGAAATAAAACTAAAGTATTGCCTTTTAAATCTAGTGTCATATTCTTAATAAAGTTATTTCGTTTTTCGTGGCGTACAATATAATCTACTTCTTCTGCATATGTCTTGCCTTTCATCATGTGGCATACGTCATTATGATATCTTAACAATAGAACGTTAATATCTAAACCAGCAAGAGTACCACGTACCTGTAAATCACGTGTTGCGATTACTTTATGAGTTAGACCAAACAATCCTTCTAATACTAATTTATTTGTCTCTGTACCATCTAGAGTACCTGTGGTACCAAAACGATATTCTGCATTTTTACATTTGTTCATTACACCAGTTAATGATTTTGCTTTAAATAAATGCACTTCATCACCAAAGACTGCACCAAACTGTTCAAACCAATCAAACTTAAGTCGATAGATAGATTGCCACGTAGAAATGATAATACGTTTGTCAGTCACTTTATCTTTACCAGAATAAATACGATGCACTTCATTGTCAACATCAAACCCATATTCATAGAAGTCTTTATATAATTGCTCTACTAAACTTGTTGTCGGAACAATAACTAACATTTTCTTGTCGTGATTATCATAGTACCAACGTAATAAATTGTAAATAATAAATGATTTACCACTACCAGTTGGCGATAATAATAAACATCTTTTGTTTTCTATACCATGCGATATTGCATCGTACTGATAATCTCTTATTTCAAATGGCGCATCTAAACTATCAAGATACTTTATTAAAGACTTGTGTTGTATTTTATTTTTTACTTCGGGGTGTCCATACTCGTCATTATCGACAAGTTGAATTGGGTACATTCTGTCTAGAGCAAACTTCTTTATATGTGGATATAGACCGACATTTAACTCACGTGTCATTTGATTAAATAATCTTATTTTGCCATCCCAGACTCTACGTTTAAATGCTGGCATATATCTATGCCCAGGGACAAAGAATGAAAAGTATTCAGATAATTCTTTGAGTTGATGCCCTTCGGCATCTATCAACATCATCGAATGGTCTTTGAGACCAATCTCTATAGTATTTGCAGGTCGCATTATATTCCAGTTTCGAATTGTCTCCACTTAATCATGTTCGATATCGTTTGATGTCGCCATGTAAGATTGTTTACTATTTCAGTTAGTGTTTCAATAGTTGTCTGTAAATATTGCAACTTTAATTCAGAATCTTGAATCTCTTTATCAGTATCATACCAATTTTCTTTCTGACCTTTTGTTGTGATAACAAGTCCATCATATGGGTCTGCTTTCCAACCTCTTTTCTCTATATCTTCTTGTGGCATTTTACCTTCGTAATATAACCATTTTTCTTTTAATAGATTTTTCTGGTCAAACTCTGCTCTTTTTAATCTGAGTTTAGTAAGTGAAAGATACTCTAGATATTTTGAGTGCAATGCAGGTGTGATTCTAGATACTTCATCTAATTGATTTTTTGATATCTGTGAATCTTCTTTCCACTCTGCAAGTATTGATTCTAAATTTACCATAATATATTTCCTATAAACTGCCTATTATACAGTATTAGGCAGATTATGTAAAGTGTTTTTTTAGTACTTCTAGTCTATCTTCGTAGTGTGCAATCTTGTCTAGTTCTTCTTCAATAGTCACTATTAAATCACCATGTTCTGCAAGACCAACTCTTTTTTCAGTTAGCACTCTTACATTCATTTTATGTCTTTCAATGCCTGCTTCGCATTGTTTAATTAACACATCAATTATTTCACTTGTCATACTGCCTCCTTCAATGGTTTACTAAGTTCTTCCCAACTTGTTTCATAATCACTATCACCTTCTGCATAACCCATAACACCTAGTTTCTCATATTCAGGCGTAAGTTCTTCTCGTAATAGTCCTATTTTTTTAAGATTCGGCATTATTCTACTGAATAATACATCTTGAAACTGAGTTTGAAATACATGACCTTTTTCATACTCTTCTGTCTCTTCTATATTTAGACCATATTTATTCCATACTTCATATGCTTTTAATCTGTTTCTGCTGACAGTACATGCTTCTAAGGCAAACTTTGCTCTATCCATTTGTTCTTCTTCTGAAAGTGTTTGCACAAAATCAGTCAAATAATTTATACCAAAAGTAACGTGTCTTGCTTCGTCTCTTATAATATATTCTAACATTTGTTTATAAACTGGGTCATTAGTACCTTCTTTTGCCGCTTGAAAGGCCGCTAGTGCAAGACCTTCAATAATTACTTGCATACCGATAAATTTTAAATCCCATCTAGGGTCAGTAAGTATTTTATCTAGTAAACCTTTTAATGCTCTACCAACTGGCCATCTTTTTCCTAATCTTGTTTGAATATACTTATTAAATGCTTCAACGTGTCTTGCTTCATCAAAAGTTTGAGAGGCCGCATATAGTTTTGCATTAAATGTTGGCGCACATGATGTTAATTGACTTGCAACTAATAATGCGCCCTGTTCGCCATGAAGAAACTGACTTGTTCCCCAACTATCTAAATCGTTAAAAAACTCTTCACGTCTCATTCTATCCCAAGTTTTATATTGTGGGTGATTTATCCACTGAGCATCTTTATGTTCGAACTCACCATCTGGCATTGTATCATTTAATTCTGGTGACCAGTCAACATCGACTTCTACATTCCAATTAAGTTCTTTACCTAATTCATATAGTTTTTTAATACGATTATCTTGAACAGTATAATCCCAGTTATAAGAACCAGTTAAAGGTGTTTGAAAAATTTCAACAACATCTGTTGGGTCTAAGTTTGCAGGATATTCCTCTCCGTTATATTCGACTATGTTTTTTGGAGTTTGAGTTTTTATTATTTTCATATTAAGTTTGTGCGATTATCTCAAATTGACTAAATCTAAACGTAGCATCAAAAGTTAAATACGTTACTGAACCAGTAGTAGTAATAAAGTTTATTGCACCTAATCCAGTAGGTAAACAATCTTTATATCTAATTTTTTGAGTAGTGTTATTGTGACTTGATAATATAGCAAGAGTTATATCTGCATAAGTAGGAAATTTACCACTTCTTTTAATAGGATTTACTTGTCCATCATTTACAAGTCTTTGCAACCAATTAAACATTTCATTATAACCAGTCATGTTTTCATCTAGTATAATCGTAAATGTAATCTCGCCATGAGTTATCTTATCACCAGCAAGTGGCACAGATGTAATTCTTCTTGTAGGTAATTCTACAGGATTTAATTGAACACTCGGGTGTGCAACACCTTGACAAAAGTATTCTAAGTTAGGATATTTCACTCTATCTATTAAGAGTTTAAATCCAGTCGGTTGTAGATAGTTAAGATTGGTAGTTAATTCTTGGTCATCTACCTGTACTGTTGAGTTTACTGCCATACATCTATTTATATATTTTATAACCTGCAAATTAATGGTTGACAAAAGTTGCCGAGATATATATAATATTGCACAATTGTGAGGAACATTCAATGAAAATCGCTATACTTAACGATACCCATTGTGGTATTCGTAATTCTTCTGATATATTTATGGACTATCAAGAATTATTTTATCGTGACGTATTCTTTCCCTACTTACTAGAAAACAATATCACGAGAATATTACATCTAGGTGATTACTACGACAATCGTAAAACAGTCAATTTCAAATGCTTAAATCATAATCGTAAAATATTTCTTGAGAAACTAAGAGAATATGGTATGACTATGGACATTATTCTAGGTAATCACGACACTTATTTTAAAAACACGAATGAGTTGAACTCACTAAAAGAATTACAAGGTCACTATATGAATGAAGTAAATATCATTCAAAAACCTACTGTCATGGATTATGATGGATTAAAAATAGGTCTAGTGCCATGGATTGCAGATGACAATGAAAAAGAATCACTAGAGTTTATTAACAATTGTAATGCATCTATCATTGGTGCCCACTTAGAACTAATTGGTTTTGACATGTATCGAGGTATGCCAGCACATGACGGTATGGATAGAAAATTGTTTGATAGATTCGAAATGGTATTGACTGGACATTTTCATGCTAAGTCTTCTCAGGGTAA